GCCGTATAGAGTTTGAAGATTACTTTTAGGAGAAGCATATGCAGTGTAGTTGCGGCGGTGTTATGGTCGAGCGACAAGAAACAAAAGACAAAATTGTCGTGACAAAATACGAAAGATGTGTGTCATGTGGCCGCGTCTACATTCGTTGGAGAAAATCAGACGGGGGTAAAAATGCACGTGGGGCGTAAACGATATTACTATAGGGGTATATGTGGGCGCGTCGTAGATGGTGACACTCTGCATGCGCGGCTGGACCTTGGATTTGGTTGTTGGAAACAAGAGACAATCAGGTTGTACGGCATAGACACGCCAGAAAAAAGAATGGTTCGCGGCGGCACTGAAGACCTAAAAGCATTGGGCGTGTTGGCGACAGAGTTCGTGCGGAGGTTAATCCCGCAAAACGGAGAAATCTTTGTCGAGACACACATAGACAGAGGCAAGTACGGCAGAACGCTTGGCGAAATATGGGTAGGAGATAACGAAAAAAGCATCAATGAAATGTTAGAAGATGAGCGCCTGGCTGTGCCATACTGGAATACAAGCCGTGCTGACATTTTGGAGCAACATCTAAACAACGTGGAGTATCACCGTAGTTTGAATAACCTGTAACGTAGCAGCGAAGGGGAGATGTTATGAGAGAGGTATTACTGATAGCTGGGTTTGCAATTGCATATGCACTGACTAGTACTGGAGACTATTGGGACGAACGAAGGGACGCTGTTCACTATTGCGCGATGGTCGACACTTGGATTCGATTCCAAGGCACAAGAGGACACCCTAATTACGAAGACAGGGATTGCAGCTGGTACGAGGCGACCAAGCCATGAGAACGCGTAAAGCAACAGCACCAGAACGCTTTGCTGAACTCGAAAAACTAGGAATGACAACATTAACGTCTCCACTGATACAGGAGGTGTTAGGAATTTCTAAGCAAGAGGCGTTAGCGGTTATTGTTTATGGCACCTCAGTGGATAAAATACGGTTATCTAAACGAGTCAACAGTCATGAGGCAGCGTTTACGGAATACGAACTAAGCTCGTGGCGGCAGAAATGGATTACCGAGCCCTGGGGTGTGGCAAATGTATCAAGAGATTGTGATCAAATGGCACCCGATTGAAACACTCCCAAAAAGGGAAGGGACGTATCTTATTGCGTTCGACGATGAGAGCGTAGAGACGTATCCTGTAAGCCAAGCAGATATTGACAGCGGCACGATCAAAGCGGGTTTTAGTAAAGGCTTGTATTGGGCTTATCCGCTAGACGCACCTGAGTAGCCGCAATGCATACTAATCTCTTAGAGGTGCTAGCAAATGCGATCATGAGCCGGGATGCGCAAGACGACATCATTGACGCTATTAGAAGCGCAGACGCAAAGGCCCGGGCAACAAAGTCTGATGTCTACGTCATGGCAGACCTATCTTGCTGTTTGCCAGGAGAGGCTATAGGTAAGCCGTTAGAGATTATTCGATATATCTCAGATGATGTTTCTGACGAATAGTTTGGTATCCTTGGCGCATGGACGAAGTCAACAAAGGCGGGCGACCGCGCACAACTCTTACCCCAGAGCAGATTGAAGAAGTGGAAAGGCTAGCTGCAGTCCTAAATCAGACTCAGCTATGCGACTTCATTGGTGTGCCAGCGCGCACGTTTCGAGAAATCATGGCTCGTGATGAAGAGGTTTCTGCCGCTTATAAAAGAGGATGTGCAAAAGCTGTTAGCTCTGTCGCGCAGTCTTTGTTGCAAAGTGCCAGGGACGGAAACATTACTGCGCAAATCTTTTATTTGAAAACCCGGGGCGGCTGGAAGGAAACAGCGCCTGACCCAGTAGAAGCGCCGCCTACACGCATTGAGCTAACTGCAAAGCTGCCAGATCACGAGCACTATGTAGATGACGACGAACCCGAATACCAAAACCATTGAGTTGCCGCCAAAGCTGGTTGACCTGTTCAACGGTGAGGCGAGGTATCGAGTTGCGTACGGTGGCCGGGGATCAGGAAAATCGAGGTCGTTCGCAACAATGGCTGCTGTGCGCGGGTACATCTGGGGCCAGGAGGGTAGGCAGGGACAGATACTTTGCGCCCGGGAATACATGAACAGTTTGGCCGAATCTAGCTTCACGGAGATTGAGGGGGCGATTCGGGCCTATGACTGGCTGGAAGATTATTACGAAATTGGCGAGCGTTATATTCGCTCTCGGGACCGCAACATCGAATTCACATTTAGCGGTCTACGGCGTAATCTGGATAGTATTAAATCTAAGTCTCGTATTCTGCTCTGTTGGATTGATGAGGCAGAAACGGTCAGCAGGGAAGCGTACGACAAGTTAATTCCTACAGTGCGTGAAGAGGACTCTGAGGTATGGGTGAGCTATAACCCAGAGTCTAGCCAGTCGGCTACGCATCAAAGGTTCCGCGACACGCCGCCACAGCATTGCAAGATTGCCGAAATCAATTGGCGAGATAACCCGTACTTCCCGGTTGTTCTTGAAAGAGAGCGCCGCCAAGACCTCAAGCTGCGTCCAGAAACCTACGACCACATTTGGGAAGGCGGCTTTCTCACTTATCGAGAGGGCGCATACTACGCCGTAGAGATGGCAGGGGCGCGAGACGAAGAGCGTATCTCTAATGTTCCATACGACCGCAATGTCGGCGTCGTAACGGCGTGGGACTTGGGAATGGACGACAGCACTGCCATTTGGTTTGCACAATACGTTGGCAAGGAAGTGCGCCTTATTGATTATTACGAAGCCAGTGGCTACGCGTTAGATCATTACGCAAAGGTTCTGCAGGAAAAGGGTTATCACTATCAATCACATATTTTGCCGCATGACGTTAGGGTCAAAGAGCTAGGCACGGGTAAGTCACGCTATGAGGTATTGCAGTCACTTGGGCTTTTCAACATAGAGATATGCCCCATGATGAGCATCGAGGACGGCATACAGCAAGTGCGCTCTACTATCCCCATGGCCTGGTTTGACAAGGAAAAATGCGACCGGGGCATCAATGCGCTGATGAATTACCGCCGAGATTGGGACGATGTCAGTAAGGCATGGCGCGGCAAACCTAAGCACGATTGGTCGTCACACGCAGCCGATGCTGTGAGATACTTGGCCGTCGGTTATCGCCCTGTATCGTCAAGTTGGGGCGAGCCTATACGAAGGAACATTCAAGGACTGGCCTGATGTCTGTGATGGGATTGCTTAGTGACGCTGTGATGCGCCTTGTGCGTCAGGGTTATCCTGAGTCAGTAGCCGAGAGAATCGCTTCTGGTGAGTTACCGATGGACACTGCAAGCCGTATGCAGCGGGCGCGTCAGCAGGGCTTTGACACAGAAAACGTAGCATTCCACGGGACGGAGGCTGATATCCGGGAGTTTATCCCGAGCGAACGCGGAAAAATGGGGCCGGGTATTTACACCTCGCCAGACCCACAATATGCATCACGGTTTGCGGTGCCCCTGCGAGATATGGAAATGGCTCGCGCAATATCGAACAGCGAGGCGCTTGACGACAGCCTCGTGGAATATCAGGGGGCGAACATATTGCCGCTCCTGCTCCGGGGCAACCGAATGGAAAGGTTTGAGGCAATGTCTCAAAACCCCGATATACCGATGCTGTCGTTAGCAGAGCCCACCTCTACAGGACAGAATCGTCTAGCGGATAGCCTTAGAGAGCAGGGTGTGACCGGCCTGGAGATGCGTGCCGCAGGAAGTGACGGCATGAGGGGGCGAGTCACAGAGCAAAATACATTCGACCCTAATAACGTGCGATCTCTTTACTCGGCAGCATTTGACCCACAATACACCGGCCCCAATATATTAGGCGCTACAGCAACCACAGCTGGCGCTCTGGGGCTACTGGCGGCACCGGAAGAGGCAGAAGCCGGAGTTGTGTCGAAGGCGTTTGGCAAAGCTTTCGATCAGCGATTTGACCCACGCAAGAAAGAACAGGACAGGCTGTCAGAGGCGCGCTTTGAGATTGAAACAAGGCCCGGGCAGGATGCGCCTATGCTGTCGCTGGCAGACTTAGAGGGCAGGCCGTTCGTTACGTCTATGTCAGACAGAACGCAGGCGGGCGGTGTGCTGACGAAGATTGGCGACACGGAGCTAGACAGGCCAGTAGACTTACAAGGCGGTCAAGGCTTCATGTTTGAAAACCCTGGGATGGTTTGGGCGTCAGCGCAAGGCCCGGTAAATCAAATTGTAAGCGCGGCACGCGCGGCTGGAGAAGACCCGTTGTTTCTGCCGTTCAGAATGGCTCCGACCGGCGGTGACTTTGCAACAATGACCGGCGAGGCCATGCTGAGTTTCGCCTCTAGCAATATGAACAAGAAGCAGAAGCGGGCGCTGGATCGAGCAATTAAAAACTTCAAAAGCACTGGCTCAATGGTTCAGGGACGC